ACTGTTTGCCGACATGGGCGCGGGGCTTGACCTGTCGGGCATGTTTCGCGAGGACGAGCTAGACGCGATGCTGGCGGGGATGCAGGTGCCTGACTTTCAGCCTGTGGATGCAAGCGAACAGCCACGCCTTGACCAAAAGAAACCGATTGTCTGCCCGCATTGCGGCGAGGAATTCACTCCAGAATGAGCAAGGTAGAACTGCGCGTCGATTGGTGTAACCACGAAGCAGCTAAGTACGCTGTGGAGAAGTGGCACTATAGCTGCAGGATGCCTATGCCTCCAATACTCAAGATAGGTGCGTGGGAATGCAATCAATTCATTGGTGCGATTTTGTTCGCGCGGGGCAACACGCCGACGCTAGGTCATCGGTACGGATTGAAAATGCTGGAAGTTTGCGAGCTGGTTCGCGTTGCCTTGACTAATCATGCTTCGCCTGCGAGTCAGATTGTGTCAGCAGCAATGAAATTACTAGAGCATAGTAACCCAGGTTTGCGTCTGATTGTGTCTTTTGCAGACCCCGCGCAAGGTCATAACGGCGCAATCTATCAAGCGATGAATTGGGTATATACAGGCGAAAGCGAACCATCGTGGCAATGGTTGCACGAGGGGCGTTGGAAGCATAATCGAGAAATGACATCAGGTGCGTTTGGTGGAGCGCGAAAAGTCGCAGACTTAGCGGTGCTTACCAAGCGTCTGCCGCTTGGTAAGCACCGCTATCTCTACCCGCTTGACCGTGCCATGCGTAAGCAGATTGCACCACTCGCCAAGCCGTACCCGAAACGTTTACCCCGCGGGCAAAGTGTCGAAGGTGACACGTCCAACGACCAGTTGGAAGAGGCAGGTTCAATCCCTGCTGCCCGCTCTGAATGACTAATAAATTGGATATATTGCGCGATGGCTAGAGGCAACACAGATAAGTACACGATACAAGCATGTCAAGAGGCCAAATGACTGAGAAGATAAGCAAGGCAAATTTAGCCGACATCCACTTCGATAAGTCGAACGCGAACAAGAGCAGCGAACGTGGGCGCGGCATGATCGAAGCGTCTATGCGTGAGTTTGGCTTTGCCGACGCCGGAACACTCGACCGAAATAATGTCATAATTGGCGGAAACAAGCGCACGGAGGTAGCGGGTGAAATTGCGCTAAGTGACGAGGCTATCATCATAGACGTGGATGGCACGAAGCCTGTGTACATTCGGCGCAATGACCTTGACCTGAGCGACCCAGAGGATGACAGGGCGCGCAAACTTGCCTATGCGCTGAATCGCACAAGTGAAGTGTCTATGACTTGGGACACCGAGCAACTCCTAGCCGACATGGGCGCGGGGCTTGACCTGTCGGGCATGTTTCGCGAGGACGAGCTAGACGCGATGCTGGCGGGGATGATGCCTGAGCCTATGACCGACGCGGGCGCGCAGGTGGATAAGGCAGACGAGTTGCGCCAAAAGTGGGGCGTTGAGTTGGGCCAAATGTGGCAGCTTGGCGAGCATCGGCTGATCTGCGGCGATTGCACAGATGCCGAGGTGGTGGCAAGGGTGATGCAAGGCGAGAAGGCTGTTTTGTGCCACGCCGATCCGCCATACGGCATGGGCAAGGAGAATGAGGGCATCGCCAATGACAACCTGTATCGCGAGAAGCTAGACGCCTTCCAGATGGCATGGTGGCACGCGTGCCGTCCTGCGCTTGAGGACAATGCCAGCGCGTACATTTGGGGCAACGCTGAGGGCCTGTGGCGACTATGGTATTGCAGTGGATTGCGCGACAGCGAACGATTGACGTTCCGCAATGAGATTGTCTGGGACAAAGGCGGCGGTGGATTTGGCGTTGGGACTGAGGGGTTACGCTGCTATTTCCCAGAGGAGCATTGTCTGTTTTTTATGTTGGGCGAGCAGGGATTTAACAACAACGCCGACAACTATTGGGAGGGGTGGGAGCCGATACGCGCCTATTTGGACGACGAACGGCTCAAGATGGGGTGGAATAATAAATTTGTTGCCGATCTATTCGGTTTCCATCCGAGAATGGCAGATCATTGGTTCAATATTTCGCAATGGTCAATGCCGAAAGACGAACAATATAAACGGATGCAACAAGCCGCACGCGGCGACGCCTTCAAGCGGGACTATGACGACCTCAAGCGGGACTATGACGACCTCAAGCGGGACTATGACGACCTCAAGCGGGACTTCTACGCCACGCGTGCCTACTTCGACAACGCCCACGACAATATGACCGACGTGTGGCGTTTCAACCGCGTGCATAACGAAGATCGATATGGTCACGCCACGCCCAAGCCCGTTGATATGATTGCGCGAGTCATCAAGAGTAGCACGCCAGAGGGGGGCATCGTTTACGTTCCCTTCGCGGGGACGTTGCCAGAGGTGATCGCCTGCGAGCAACTTGGGCGCAAGTGCCGAGCCGTGGAAATAAGTCCCGCCTACGTCGCCGTTGCCTTGCAACGCTTTGCTGATTCGACAGAAAAAACGTGTGTGCTAGTTGACTAATAAATTGGATATATTGCGCGATGGCTAGAGGCAACACAGATAAGTACACGATAGAGCAAATTATTACCGCCATCAAGGGCAGTAGCGGTATCAAGATGACGATCATGCGTCGCCTTGATTGCAGCCGCAACACGGTGGACAACTACCTGCGTCGCTATGCCACGGCGCAAGCTGCCTACGACGAGGAGACGGAGCTGCCGCTTGACTTTGCCGAGTCGATTGTGATTAACGACATGGCGAACAATCGCAGTGTCGAAACGGCGAAATGGTATCTCAAGGCGAAGGGTAGAAGCCGCGGGTACACAGACCGCAGCGAGACGGAGCATAGCGGGACAATCGAGCATAAACATGTCACTGAACTTAGCGACGAAGAACTTTCCCGTATCGCCGCCCTTAGCGGCAGCGGAACTGCTAAGGCGTAGACAAGCACGCCGCAACCTAATGGACTTCACCACCTACACGATGCCTGAGTTCGAGCGCAGTTGGCATCATGAGGTCATGTGCGAGTACCTAGACGCCTTTGTGCGGATTGACATTACGCGGCTGATTATCTCATTGCCGCCACGCCACACCAAGAGCGAATTTGTTAGCCGTCGCCTGCCTGCGCTCATCTTAGGGCAAAACCCCGACGCGCCAATCATCGCCGCCAGCTATGGAGCCGACTTAGCGCGGCGCATGAATCGCGACGTTCAGCGCATTATGGATGATGCGCCCTATCGCCGTCTGTTTCCAGAGACAACGCTTTCGGGTGCCAATGTTCGCACCGTGGCCCAGGGGTCTTGGCTTCGCAATAGCGACATGTTTGAGGTAGTGGAATACAACGGCTATTACCGCGGGGCTGGTGTCGGGGGTGCCATCACAGGCATGGGCATGAAATACGGCATTATAGACGACCCAATCAAAAACAGGCAGGACGCCAACAGCCCCACCATTCGGCAAAAGATTTGGGACTGGTACACGTCTACCTTTCGCACGCGCCTAGCCCCTGGTGGGTGCATTTTGGTCACCATGACCCGTTGGCATCAAGACGATTTGGTTGGCCGTTTGCTCGCCCTGGCCGCCAGTGACCCAGACGCCGACCAATGGACGGTGCTAACGTTGCCAGCCATCGCCGAGGAACCGATAGCCGACTATGACAGGCGCGAAGTAGGCGAGGCACTATGGCCCACACGCTTCGACCTAGCCGAACTCAACAAGACGCGCGTCAGTCTGGGTAGCTACGACTGGAACAGCCTCTACATGCAACGGCCCGCCCCACCCGAAGGCGGCATGTTTAAGAGGCAATGGTTTGATATTGTGGGTGCTGCGCCACGTAACGCGCAGCGAGTCAGGTATTGGGACAAGGCCGGAAGCGCGAGCAAAGGTGACTACACCTGCGGCGCACTTCTGGCGAAGGATACCAACGGCACATTTTATATTGAGGACATTGTGCGTGGGCAATGGTCGGCACTTGAGCGTGAAACTATCATCAAGCAAACGGCTGAAGTAGACGCCCAGCGCGGCGGTGTCGTTATTTGGCAAGAGCAAGAGCCGGGCAGTGGCGGCTTGGAAAGCGCACAATCCACCACGCGCAACTTGGCGGGCCATGTGGTGAGGACGGAGCGCGTGACAGGTGACAAAGAAACACGCGCCATGCCCTTTGCGGCACAGTGCGAAGCCATGAATGTAAAGATAGTGCGCGGCGAGTGGAATACAGCCTACCTGAACGAACTGGCTAGCTTTCCGTATGGAGCGCATGACGACCAGATCGACGCGTCGTCATGCGCATTTAACAAATTGGTTGTGCCGATGCGCCAACAGGTTCGGAGCAGAGAATATTAATGATTGACATTAGCCGCTTATCACCACAGGAACTTGACCGCTTCTTGCACCTTCAAGCCATTATAGACCGCCAGAAAGAGGCGCAGGATACGGTCAAGGAGTTGCGAAACTACTATTACGGCGCGCACCCTGTTTTGCTTACCACTCGACAAAAGGAGTTTCTCGGTGCGCTCGTCAACCCCGACCAGTTCCGCTTTAGCCATAATCTTGTTCGCACCATTATCGACACCTTGCGCGAACGTCTGAACGTGATCGGCTTTACGGTCAACGGCGCGGCGGCGGGTGATTTGGAGGATGACAACCCGACACCAGAAGCGCAACTCGCCGCGCTCAAATGGTCGTGGTGGAATAGCAACCGTATGGACAGCCAGCAAATTAGGTTGCACCGCCGCGCGCTGCGCGATGGGGAAAGCTACGCCATTGTGGACTTCAGCACGGAAACGGGCAGGCCGCGTATCAGCCTGCACAAAGCAGATGACGGCAAGACAGGTGTCACCTTCCATCGTGACCCAACCGACAGCAATAAAGTGTTGTTCGCTGCACGCTATTTTTATACCTATGACCCGTTGAAACCAGGCACAACGGGAATGGAGCGCAAGACCGTTTACCTGGCGAACGAGATTCGCAAATACATGAAGCGTGGCAGCGGTGATTGGGAACAGTATAGAGACCCTGAGGATAACGACGTTTGGCCTTTGCCGTGGCGCGACAATAACGGACAGCCGCTTGGCGTGCCTGTGTTTGAGTTTGAGAACCCAGGCGGAAGCGAAATGGCGCAGGTGATCGGCTTGCAGAACGCCGTCAACAAAGCATGGCTTGACGTAATTGCGGGTGCGGATAGCAGCGGCTTTCCGTTGCTTGTCACCGAGTACATGGGTGAGGGCGGGATGCCTGTGGTTAAAGATGACGACAATCTCGATGGCACCGACGAAGTACGGATGGCACCTGGGCGCATGATTGAAGTAGACAACGCCCGCGTGCATCGCATCGAAGCCTCTAGCCTATCGCCCATGCTGGAAGTCGTCTGGGCGTTGGTCGCAGCAATGGCGGGTGTGGCCCGCGTGCCACAGTACACCTTGCGTCCTGCGGGCGGCAACGATGTGCCAAGCGGCGAGGCACTCAAGATGCTCGAATCAGGGCTTGTCAAGCGCGCGCAGGAACGTCAATTGATTTACGGACAAAGCTGGGCGGATGTGATGATCATGTGTGTCAAGGTAGCGCGCACCTTTGGCAGCGAGAATGTACCCGAACTTGACAACGCCGATGTGGGCGTCGTCTGGGCGTCGGCGGAAGTAAGAAATGAGAAGGTGGACGCTGAAACCGCGGCCTTGTATAAAGGCTTGGGCATGAGCGATGAATACGTGTGGGCGAAGGCGGGCGTAGAGCCGGAACAGATTGCAGCCTTCAAAGACAACGCACGCGCCGACCGCGCAAAAGATGTAGCAGCAATTGCCGGGGCTCTCAAGACCAATGGAGTGAATAATCTTCCACAGACCAACCCGCAGGCATTTGGCAATGGTGGACAAAGCGCGGACGCATCGCCAGAGAACCTTGCCAGCACGCAAGGATTGAACGGCATTCAGATTCGCGCCGCCGTCGAACTTCTGGCGCAAGTCACGAATGGCGAGATTGCGCCATCTATTGCGCTAGAGTTGATCGTGTCGTTGGGTATTGACCGCGCAAAGGCTGAAGCAATGGTCAACGAAGCGGGTAGTTTTGTCACGGTAAATAAGCCGCAAGTCCCTGTTACGAATGTCAAGAATGAGAGGAATACAAATGGCACCGATTGAGTTGATCAAAGGCAGTAGCCGGCAAACAGTCTATTCAGAGCCGAAGGCAGACGCGCTTGTAGCCGATGGCTGGCAGCGCGTGCGCGACTTGCCGCCAGAGCAGCAGCGCGAGTTAGCCGACTTGCCGCCGTCCCCCTGGAATGGCTACGAAGACATGCGCGTTGAAGAAGTCCTAGAGAGAGCAAAGGGCTTGCCGCCTGAGCAGATTAAGCAGATCGTCACCTATGAGAGCGCAACAAAGGGGCGCGTTAGCGTCGTCAACAAGCTGACGGGCAACAATGCGTCACAGGCGCAAGTTGAGGAACAGCCGCCAGTGACGGTGGAAACGGTCAAGGAAGGAGAATTGCAGACCGTCGAAACCGTTGAGATTGTGGCGACTGAGGATGCGTCTGCAACACGTAAGCGTGGAGTGCCACGGGGAACCACGAGCGAATGAACCCACTTTTAAGCGCGCTTGTCCAGGCTGGCTTAATGACGCCCGCAGACGCGGCGCGCCTCAATAGGCAAATCAACACAACCGCCGCACGCGAATACGCGGAAGATGAAATGCTACGTGCCTTTCAAGGCGGGCTTGCTTCACAGCGTGATCGCCTTGTGGACGCGGTGCGAGGCACAGACGGCCTATTGAGTATCGCACAGCAAAACAGGCTGTGGCAGGGAGAAAACGCGCGGCTATGGGCGAGTGTACGTGAAACGGTGCTAGACGTAGCCAGCGAGCGCGCCGTATTAGCCACTGCCAGCGCGGGCGACGTTTCGATGTGGAACCTTGTAAATGAGCAAGTTATTGAGTACGCGGATACCTATTATCTGAGCGACGCCGCCGATGACGTTGGCAGCATACCGAACTTGAACCAGACGAGCAGAACCCGTTTTACGCGCGCCTTTGTTGATTGGCAACGGGGCGAGTTAGAAACGGCAGGCTTTGCAGATGGCTTGCCGCAACTGATTCGTTCGCTCGAAAGCGTATTCGGTGCGGCAAGAGCCGAGGCGATTGGTGTTACGGAAACGGCGCGCGTCTTTGCACAGGCGGAAATAGCCGCCGCACGAGCCAATAAGTTTGTGACAAGTTTGATGTGGGAAAGTAGTGTAGATGAGCGGGTATGTCCTATTTGCGGGCCGCGGCACGGCACCGTTGTTGGCAAAGAAACAGACGGCTTCCGCACGACGACCGACAGTGTAATTGGCTATCCGCCTGCACATGTTCGTTGTCGCTGTCGTGTTGTTTCGCTGACAGACCCGGCACTAGCCGCGCTGAGGGAACAAGGGTTTATCAATGATAATCCTCGAAACCCGCCTAGTCGCGGCGCGCGTTCCGCACCAGTCGAGGTGGAATCGCCCGCGTTCGCAACCGTGACCGTTGGAGGCAATAATGGCTGACATTACAATTCAGATTAGCGGTAACGCACTCTCGGCGTTGCGCGCAATGCCGGAAAAGTTTGAGGATGCCATAACGGGATCGCTGAACGACAGCAATACGTATTTTCTCGCTTTGATGAAGCGATACCCACCGACCCGTCCCAATCAGCGTTATGTCAGAACAGGTACGCTGGGCAGGAGTTGGAGCGCGCGACCTGTCACGCGTACTGCAAACGGCTGGCAATCTGTTGTCGGCAGTAATGGCAACATGGCACCTTACAATCGCCAAGTGCAATCGAGAGACGAACAAGGGCATTGGTTTGTAGGCAGATGGCGCACTGCCGAAGATGCCGTCGAGCAAAGCGCGTCGCAGATTCAGCGGTTCGTAGACGCGCGCATACGTGCAGCAATGGCGGGGGTGTAAGTGGAACAGAAGGCGAGCTATCAAGTGGCAGAACATAATCATGCTCGCGTGCCTGCACGCTGGCTGCGCTTCCTGTTTCGTGTGGCGGGGCTTGAGCGCGGCAGGCTATATCATGTTACAATTATCGTGCCAGAACAGAGCGACGCCGAGCCGACGTGGGCGATAAGCGGCGGAGCTAAGGTGGAGAATGGGGACTGACATGCTTGATCCAAATAGTCCAGAGGATTTACGCGATTTTCGCAGGGCCGTCATTGACTTGCAGGACGCGTGGAATGCGGACTTTGTTGTGCCGTGGCTGTCTTGGGTCAGTTGGTATCTGGCGGCAATGCAGGGCGAAAGGGGAGCAGTGTGGTGTCTGTTGACGTGGGCCTATTCTTTGGGCGTCGCGTTCACGCTTGTCTTTTCGTTTTTGATGGCTGTTGTTGCGGCGGTGCGGGGTTGACAAATCCTATGCAAAGCCTATAGACATAAGCTACTTGTTAGTGTATAGTTGACGCAGCAGAATAACCGCAGAACGTGAGCCGCACACCATAACGGCTAACATCCAGCGATCCACTAGAACCGCTCGATTGGCAAGGGAGAAATCCCCGCCAATCGAGCGGTTTTTTTGTTACCCAAATTCAGGAGCCTACCAATGGCCCAAGACGATTATCACCGACCTAGCAGGCCCAAAGGTGACACGCGCAACGTGTTTCCCTTCAACGTGAAAAAGACCCAGCCACCACCACCGCCGGCGACGCTGACACCAACGCAGCCGGTTGACTATAACGAATAGCAGGTTTTAGCAAAGGACTGAGCGCAGATGCTTATCG